CCGATCTCTAACAGTTTGAGCTTCTCTTGTAGAAATAATTGTTTCTTGTATTGTATCTAAAGCACCTTTAGCAACATAATCAGCCTCTGCTGAAGTTTGAACTGCCGTACTTAAATTGTTTGTAACTGAACTTGTTAATCTGAATACTCTTTGACCTGTTCTCCATCTTGGATTACTATTCACTTTTGGATCAGGTATTGAAAATGTTCCTGTAACCATTCCATTAATATTTGTAACCAAATTGCCACCTAACGAACCACCGTTTGGTGTAATATAACTTGCTATGTCAATGTTATCAAAGAAAGGATAAACTCTTGTTTCAGGTTTCATTCTAGTTGCTATAAATGTTAATGTTCTACTTCTTATAAATGGAACAAAACCAACACTAACAACTCTATCGCCTATTGATGTTCTTATTACTTGTGGTACTATTCTTGATCTTATACCTGTTCTTGTTGCTGATAATTGACCTTGTTCAGTAATTGATGTACGTTGGTTTATTGCTCTACCACGTCTAACTCTTCCTAAATTTTGTCTTGATACTTCTTGTGGTGTTCCTGACCAGAACTCTTGCCAATCATTCCATACAGTACCTATTGCTACACTTGTTAAATTTGTATTACCTAAACCTAGTATTAACGTATCAAAACTACCTGTTCTATTAATTACCAATTCTGGTATTCTTTCAGTTTCTTTCCATTCATCACTTGGTGGAGTTAATTGAACATTACCTGCCCATGAGAATACATCAAATGGGTTTACGTTAACAAATTTACTTGCAAAAGGTTGATCTATTAAAGTTGTTTCACTGTAAGGCAAAGTCATACAATCACCTGTTTTTGCATACTTAGCGTCTGTTCTATCTAAAGCAGTTATTGAAGTACCGTCATCATCAGCTTCTATTAACTGTACGGCATCCTCATGGAACATAGGTCTCATTTCACCTCTTGCCATATCCATAGATATTTTGTAATCTAAATTTCCTACGTCACCAACGCTATGACCTGTAAAGTTATCTACTAAAAATCCATTTTTAAATCTGTCAAAACCTTCGGCGTCTTGTATTTGTAAATTTGCTGCTTGTATTTCTAAAAGAGATAATTGAGTATAATATTCTGTATTTTCAAGTCTGTTTTCTAATCTACCAATGTCTCTCATTGTATATCTCTTATTATCTACTTTAGTAATATCAATAGTGTCTGTAGTTAAAGTGTAAGCAGGTATATCTAAAGTGTATAAATGCATTGCACCATCTAAATTTTTAGGCGATTGTGGTATTAAAGCACTTGCACCTCTAGCTACTTGAAACTTACCATCTTTGTCTACAAAAATTTTATCTATTCTTGATAAGTAATATTCTAAATCTGAAGATATATCAGAACCAAATTTAGCAACATCTACAGTTGAAGCACCAGCACCGTTATAATATCTATCTTGTTCCCCTTTATTAATTGTAGAGTTATCGTCAACTCTAGGTCTAAAATCTAAACAATCTCTTAACTCATAAGTGTCTCCAGTTGTATCCGAAGTATGAGAAGGAATATCTGCATAATCAACAGCACCTGAATAACTATCAACAGTAAATACTTCACCTGAACCATGAGAAAAGTAATCTACATCAACTTTTATAGAACCTGTTGGTTCAACAGCACCTTTTTTTAAGTGTACTCTGCCTTGGTCATAGAAGTTATCTCTTTGACCATTGTCTAAAGTGAATCTATCTGAAATATCTATTTCTCCTGAACCTGTGTAAGTACCAAAAGCAGTTGCCATTTTAACAGAATTTAATTTGTAAATATCACTTCTACCTAATCTCACACCACCTTGTTTAGTAATATCTGCTAAACTAGTAGCACGTTTTGTATAATTTAAAACTAAAGTTTTTGTTTTTTCTTCTACAACTGATCTAACAATAGTAGCTAAAACTTTGATTTTATGTCCTGCATAATTAGCACCAAAATCTAAAATTATTGATTTACCTACTGGCGAACCAGTTAATGAAAATATTACATCACCTTCATGGTTATTTCCAGTTAAACTTAAAAAATCTCCTGTCGTACCTGTGCTACCTGAACCTGTTGACATTATTGAAACAGAAAAATCATATTCACCCATAGAAGGGAATACTTCGTTTGTACCTGCTGAAAGAGTTGCGTCTCCATTTGATCCTAATGTTGCTGTAAAGTGTCTTCTAACTTTAAAGTTTGTATCACTAGCACCAGAGTTAACAGTTGTTTTTAATGTCTTAACATTTTCATAAGGTAATTTGAATATTGAAATATTTTTACCTGAATCTTTAAATGTTGCTCTGTTTCTATTTGCACTTGTTTTAGTTGAAACATCTGAACCACCAACTGCACTAGATATTTCTAAAGAAGTATTTGAAATAATAGCTTCAATAATTCTTGTTAGTGAAGTACCTGCGTCTGTAGTAAATGTGATTGAATCACCTACTCTTAATTCTGTATTAAATTTTGTACCAAAACCTGTAATTGCATTGCCACTGTTTGCAACTGATATTGTACCTGTAATCTGTAAACTTTCTCCGTATGTAGAATCTATAAGAGTATCTGCTGTAAATGCCGGAGTACCAGCCATACCAATTTGTTTTGTAGATGAGAAATCATATGAAGTAACACCTTTAAATCCTCTAGCGTCTGCTTGAATAGTAGCAGTGTTTGATGAAATACCACCTGTTATAGTTTCTCCAGCTGTAAATGTTCCGTTTACACTAGATAAAATAACAACTGATTGATCTGCCGTACCACCACTTGTATATGAAGTAAAACCAGAACCGTTTACATCTAATTCAAAATTTGAACTAGTTGGATTTTTTACTGTATATATGTTACCATTTAATTCTGTCATACCAACAACACCATTGATTGTCACTTGTTGACCATCTTTTAAAGTGTTTGTAGAAGTTATTACAACAGGATTAGCTGCTGTTGCAGCTGTTATTGAATGTTGATTATTTGTTGATATACTTTCAAATGTACCTTTAGCACCTGAAGTACCACCTGTAATTTCTTCTCCATTTGTAAATGCTTGATTTTTTGCAACGTTGATATGAGTAAACATAACAACATCAAATAGATAATGTTTGAAAACTGCACTTGTTAATGATGAACTTGCAAATATATTTGATGTAGCTGTACCTGAAGCATATTCAAATCCTTTAGACTTAGCACGACCTATTATAGGTATATTAGAACCTAATCCTGTATTTTCTGTTCCTCTTGCTGATGTTGCTGTATTATATAAACCAACTTTTTTAAAAGCTTCAACATCACCTGAAACAAATCCAATATCTGGAGAACCATATACGTTATTAACATACACATAGTTTCCTACATCAAATCTAGTATTAGAATTGTTTTGTGTATCAAAATCTCTTGCCTTATCTATATCTGCAAATCTTGTTCCAATAGTACTTATTTCAAAACCTTTAACGTATGCTTTACCTGGTGCTAAACCAGCAGCAATTTTAGTTTCTAATCCACCATCAGCTGAAGTGTAAATACCTCTATTATCTCCTGATAGTAAATGTTCTCTTAAATCTAAATCAAAATCTTTTATTGAATAATCACCTGATTCGTCAAATGTTCGTCTTGCTAATGTTTCTTCTAATATTGCATAATCAGTTGTTCTAACTTGGTTTTGAATAATACCATTTTTTAATCTTAATAACTCTACAAAGTTTGAATCGTCTGTAGCAGTTAAAGATTTTTTAGTTAATGTTAAATCTATTTTAAATCTATGAGCACCTGGAGCATTTGTATTTGAAACTCCTTGAGCATTATCATTTAAAGTTGTATCATCGTTTTGAGTTATAAAACTTTCTGTTATTATTAATCCTACTCTATAAGAAGGAGTGTTTGAATATTTTTCCAGTACTAAATTTTGTTTACTTACTTGAACATGAAATCCATTAATGTAATAAACACCTTCATTAACAGCGGCCATACTACCATCTGCTGTGGTATTAACTACTGCTGAAACTATTGTTGCTGTTGATTGTAAAGTTGTATTTGCTGATATAGTTTCTCCATCTGTAAATGCTGATGAAGTATTATTTGTACCTGAATTTATATATTTAACAAGTAAAGTGTTTGGATCTGATCCATCTGTTGCTACAGTTTTAACAACTCTTGCTTTTAAACCTGAAGAAGCACCTGTTAAAGTTAAACCAACGAAATCTGTTAATACAACACCAACTGAAGCTGAATCTGTAAATGAAGTTAACTTAACAGCACCTACTATTAAGTCATAAGAAATATCGCCAGGTATAACCATAGCGCCTTGTTCAAAGACGTGATCTGATAATCTCTCAATCTGATTTTGTAAAATTGATTGTGATTGTGTTAACTCTCTACCTTGTACAGCAAATGCTGGTCTATAAAGAACTCTATGAAACTTTTTAGTTTCAGTAAAGTCATCGTAGTAAGGCGAAAGATTAAAGTCAGTTGGACTTGGCATTTAATTCTCCCTAAAATTCAATAACTAGTTTGATATTTTCTGTTTGGTCTGTTGCTCTTTGAATCGGAGCTCTATTTTCTACGTATAAAATATCACCAGTATCGTGGTCTATTTCAGAAGCAGAATAACCACCTGAAAATACAACGTTATTAATTGTACTTGTAACACTTGTTTCCGGTGTACCTGTTGCTGATGAAGTTTGTCCTGTTATAACTTCGGTACTAGAAAATGCTGTTAAATTACCTGATGAGTCTACACCGGCGTCATTGTGTCTTGATTGCATATAATATAAAATTCTATTTGTTGCGTCCCATTCTACAACTTTACCAACAGCACCTGTAGTTGCTTGATTCAATTCTTCATCTACTACAAAAGTACCTGGAGTTGGAGTTGAGTTAATTCTAACTGCTTTAGTACCTCTTAATGTTGAAGCTATAGCGGTTGAACCACCAGCTGCTGGGTCTCTTATTAAAGTAATTTTTCTGAAATCATTACCAGCATGGAAATCTCCAGAGTTTGCTGATTCTGTTCCTTCTAAATTTATATTTAGCATTACAAAAAAACCACCTAATTCTTCTACTGCATTAAATCCATTACCACCATTTGGTGAGATAATAACATCTAATTCAGCACCTGTTAAACCTGTTGCACCAGCGGCTACAATTTCTGTATTTGAAACTGTACCAAAAGTGTAACCTGATCCAACGTTAGTCATAGTTACCGAAGTAATAATACCACCTGCAACTACAACATTAGCTGTTGCACTTGATCCGTCACCTTTAATAGTAACTGAATGTGTACCGTTTGCTCCACCTGAACCACTTGCTTTAATTTTTATACAATCAATTGATCCGTCTATAGCAGCTGCACTAACAGTTGAGTTAGTTGATACTCCCATAAAGTCTGTTGATAAAAAATTTGATTGTTGAGAAGCTGACATAGTGAACATGTATTTCCATTTATATCCGTCAGCAGTTGTTATGACACTTGTTGATGTACCAGATGGCTCAGTAGTTGAAGCTGTTGTACCATCGTTGTCTATGCACTTATAAACATTTCTGTCTGTAGTTAATACATAGAAATTAGCGTCATGTAAAATTGTTGCACCACTATTAGCAGTAATTCTTGTAGATGTACTACCTGTTAAGTATTCGCCATAGTCGTGTCTGTAAATATCGTATGTTGTTCCTGTTGCCCAATTTCTTCTTGGTATTGCAAAAGAAATATCTGAAGTTGTAATTTTCTTAGCTGCTAATAAATCATCGTAGGTATTGAACTCTGCAACAACACTGTCGCCTGGAGTTATTGGAGCTGCGTCTGTTCCTTCGTAATCTGTACGAGAATCAGCTCTTGTTAAAGTACCCCAAGGTTGAGGTCTTCCAAGTCCTAGGTAGTAAATGTTTGGCGAAGCTTCCGTGAAAGATTCGTGAAACTGTTCACTATTATTAATTCTGAATTTTGTTGTTATAATCGCTGGCATTATGATGTTGTTCCTATAATTGTTTTTTGTGTAACGCCACTAGAATTTTTTACTAGTAGAGTTGACGCATTAGATAAGTTAGCCATAGTGATAGAACCACCAGTTATACTAACTGCATTGGCATTTTGACCAGCCATAGTACCTATTGTACCTAAAGCAAAATTGACAAATTGACTACCATTCCATTGCAAAATGTCGCCACTTGCAATACTTGACAAAACAACATCGTTCATTTCAGTTAATTCATCATTTGCTGTAACACTTGAATCAACGTATTGTTTTGTTGCAATACCTAAATTTTTTGTTGGGTTACCGAATACTACTACCTCGCCTGTACTATCTCCTTCTAACCAAGTTGTAGTTGTCGTACCATCCCAACCTGCAATTATCATTGCTCTAGTTTCACTGGCAGTATTACCAGAAGCATTTCCTATAATGACATTACCTGATCCAGTTTCTATAGTTTGACCTGCACCATGACCTACAAAAGTGTTGAGTTGTCCTGTATTTATTCTTAAACCTGCGTCTGAACCTATAACAGTATTTTTTTCTCCTGTTGCGTCTTTACCTGCTGAGTGACCTACAGCTGTACTTTTTCCTGAAGATGTGACTGATTCTAAAGCTGCAAACCCCACGGCAACGTTATCGTCTCCTGAAGTAATTGCTCTTAAAGATGTTTTACCAACGGCAACGTTTTCTTGTGCTGAACTCAAAGTACCTGTCACCGAGTGACCGATAATTATAGAGTTTGAAAAGTTTGTTCCCTCTTGTTTACCTGTAATAATACCAGTACTTAAAGTTGTACCGTTTCCTAAAGAAGTATAAATTTCGGTAAAGTTATCGTTGATTAAAATACCACCGTCTCTAATAGTAGAACCTGTACCGTCATTTGGAGCTGAGCCGATGTTTATTGTTTGTTTTGCCATTTGTACCTTTATTTATAGTTATATTTATACGTTCATTGTGTCACTATTTACAATTTTATTTTATTATATGTCTGTTTGGTCAAATTTATCAGTATTACTATCCCATTTATTTATACCACCACTAAACGATTCATCTCCTGCCCAATACCTATCGTATTGGTCCCATGTTTCATTTCTGCTATCAAATGTATTAGTATTACCACTAAACGATTTTTCTCCTGGGAATGTAATATCTGCTGGAAAAGTGAAGTTGGTCTTTAACATAAAACCATTATCATCTTCATTTACATTAGTACCACTTATCATATTAAGTAGAGCTGTTGTACCATCTAAACTTGATCTAGTACCAATAACCTTTAATTCGTTTAATCTATCAAAAGTAATACCAGTTGTACCATTAATACCAGTTGATCTATTACCTGTAACACCGTATGCTGTATTAGCCCACTTGTTTATTGAAGCAAATCTAGGACCACAATATGCAAATCCTTGATTTATATTTTTGTTCGTTCCAACTTTTCTTCTTAATCTTAAATTTAATTTAACACCTATAGGCGCTCTTGTTAAAGTCACAGCTCTAGTTGTAGAAGGAAAATATGGATTTATTACTTCTGTAGAAGCAATCCATGGATCTTCTCTTAAACTTGTTCCATCATCTATTGTTCCTAATCTTCTACCAAATACAGTAGAAAATATTAATTTCATCATTGAAATTATTGGTTCGCCAATTGTACCAGTGTTAAGAGCTTCTGCTATGCTAACTTGCATATTAATTCTACTCTCTAAATCAACTTGACCTGTAAAATAAAAACCTGCTGTATGCATTGTTTTTTTAAATGCGTCTCTCCATAAATTAATTGAGTTACCTACTTTTAATACATAAGAATAATCTTGATAGTATTTACTATCTTGGACTTTCATAGTATTTTCAGAAAGGTATCCTTTTTCATTTAAGAAAGTACCATCTGTATCTACTACAGCAGCGACATCTACATTTATTGTAGTTAAATCTAAATATTTTAAAGTACCATCACCTCCTCCAGTTGATACTGTTTCATTTAATTGAAAAGTACCTGATACATTTTTTAATTTTAATATATTTCTATCTGAATCCCAATCTGTTATTAATCCTGTTGCACCTGAAGAAGCACCTGTTAAAGTTAATCCGGTTCCAAAACTTCCTGTAACACCTATCAAAAATAAATTATTTACAAAAGATAATGTTGGAGGTGTAGGAGAATTTTGATATTTAATACCTAAATTTGTTGTTGTTATTCCTAAAACTTTTCCTACTTCTGTACCATAAGATAATAAGTTTGCATTTGCACCAGCTGAAGATGTTACCGTAACTGTTGGTAAAGTTTTATATCCGTCACCACCATTATATAAGTAAACGTCTGTAATATCTCCTGTACCTGTATCTGATTCAAAAACAATTTTATCTCCTGTAAGATGATCTCCTGAAGTTGTCTGATCTTCTAATACTACATGATCTGTATCTTCATGTGCTACAGCACCATTAACAACAGTAACTACACCTTTAGCACCTGATCCAAATGTTCCTGTATTTACAAAACTTAATTCATCTCCAATTTCATAACCAGAACCCCCGGCGTCAACAATAACTTCCGTTAATTTACCAGAACCAACATCACTAACTTGAAAAGCAGCTTGTTCTCCACCACCTGTGACTGTTATAATATCGTCTGTAGTATATAAATTACCGTCATTAGTAATTGTTTTTGTTCCTGGTATTCCTGAAATATTTGCTAAAATATAATAATCGTCTGTATCAGTTGCTGTACCTTGTATTTCTTCATCTACTTGAAAAGTACCTATGATAGTATCTTTGTTTATAGTAACTTCAGAAACTTCACTAGCACCAATATGAAATTTAGTAACATGTTCTATTATTGCTGTTGCTTTAGAAGTATTACCTGTAATTTTTCTTCCAACTAAAGATGAAGTATTACCTTGTGTAGCTATTACTCTTAAAACTGTTTTAGTATCCCATTTACCGTCAGATACTTTCATCAAGTTTTCTCTAGGATAAAATGTTTCAGAGCTATCGTTAAATAATATTCTAAAAAATAATTCGTGACCTTTTTGTGTGCCTTTTAGTTTATATAACGATTTAATATTTTTTATTAAATTTCTTTTGTTTAATCCTGAAGCTAAATTTTCTGGTATAGTTTGAAAGAACTCGTCCCTAAAACTATCTAAAAAATTTGAAATAACTTTATCAGGATCCCTAAAGTTTGTTAATTGTTGAATTGTATTAACTGGATTAGGTCTATATAAATTAACAACAGCTGACGCATTAGAAATTGTACCAACAACTATTTCACCAATTATAAATTTATCTTGTGATGATATGAATAATCTATTATTATCTAAATCTTCCGTTAATACTGTAGCTGTTGCTTTAGAAGTTTGTCCTGTTATAGTTTCTTTAAATGTAAATTTACCATATGTACTATCTTCTAATATAATTTTATCATCTAAATCTAATTGTGTATGTTCAGCACCAAGTGATCCACCATCTAATACTAAATTGTTAGCAACGCCTGTTTGATTTTCTAAAGTTATTCCGTCTGTAGTTTGAATAGAAGTTACCTGTAATTCGGCAGCCTCCATAAATTGAAAATAAGTTTTTAAGAACTCTACAAATTTTGGGTGATCGTCAACTACGAAATCCGGTAGTTGAGTCGGTATTAAGTTGGAAATTTTATTATCAAATTTCGCCATTGTTTATTAATGACTTGTTGTAGTTGTATAGCCTACGCCAGCTTCAGATGAACCACCTACAAAAGTATCTTCCTCTACAGTTATGTTTGAATTTGAAACATCTATCTCTACAACTTGGTTTCTAACTGGAACTATATCATTTGATTTTGGCGTAGCTGTTAATTCAATAACATTAGAAACAACACCTCTAATATTTAATATTGAAGCTACGTTTAATGAATTTAAAGTTACCTGACCTGTTTCATAATTAATAGTACCTTGTGTTGAGTTAGCATATGTTTTAACACCACTTACTAGATAATATCTTCTAACATTACCTTTACTATCATCATCTAAAAACATTTCATTATTACTACCTGAAACTTTAAATCCTGTTGATGTTAAAACTGATGGATGACTATCATGTGGATCCCATATTGAATTTCTAAAATATATATCATATTTTGTTGAAGACGATATAGTTGGTGTAAAATTTTTTCTCATTTTAATAGTTGTTATATTTGATAAAATACTTGTATCAACATCATCTATTAAACCTGTTAATTTAGAAAATCTGAATACACCATCAAATTTTTGTAAAGTAGAACTATTATAATTTGTAATAGCTGTAATTATTTCTGATTTTAATGTATCATCGGATTTACTAGTACCTTTTTTATCGTACTTAGCAGTAGTAGTTAATAAAATTGATGTTATTTCTGGATCAATAATTTCTGGTCTAACAGCCGCTACATTATAAGGTATTAAATCTTTTACAATAGAAGCTTTTGTTGCCTCGGTTAAAGTTGAACCTGAAGCTGCTTTTATAGAAATTTTTACTACACCATAAACTGGTGTTTCATCATCTTCTCCACCCCATGCACTAACTGATAATGTATTAGGATAAATTGATCTTACTATTGTTTCGTAATCTGTTGCTGTGACAGCTCTATCTTGTGCTGTATATTGTAGAGGTGCATTAAATCTAATAGACTCTTTTTCTTCTTCGTCTGATCCGCCTTGAGCATTTGATTTAGTAGTTATAGTTACATTTGAAAATGCTCCAATACTGGAACCTAATTCAAATTTACTAGCGCCATTAGCTTCTTCTTGATTTGTAACAATATATTCTAAAATAACTATGTTACCATCTTCTAATTTATTTCCTATAACACCATCACCAAAGTAAACTTCAAATTTACCTGTATCTGTTTCTTGTAAGAAGTAAATTTTAGATGTATTATTTAAATTTCTTAAACCTGTAGCTAATGTGTAAGTATTTAATGTTGAATCTGATACAGAGTTTTGAATTGTTACTTTTAAAGTAGAAGTATCAGCGTCTATATTTCTTATCATAAATCTTTGATCTGAATCAGAGCTATCAACTGTATATTTGAAAGTAACTAAAGTACCTTCGTATAATTTAACATTTGAAAACTTATAAACACCGTTTAAAGGTGTGATTGTAATATCTTCGTTAGTAAGAAAGTTATATCCTGTTCCATCTACTGTAGTTGTAAACGTTGTTCCTTTATTCATTAATATACTTGAGCCTGAAGCGTTGTTAACTAAAATATCAATTTCAGCCATTGGCGCTCTAACAGATGATGGAGTATAACCGATTGCTTTTGCTAATGATACTATATTTTTTCTTATGTCAGCAGAATCTAAATAAGATTCATTTACAAACATATTGGCATTGAAACCAAGATAGTGTGTATTGTAAGCTAACGTATCTAAAAGAACGGCAAAGCCTGATCCTTCAAAATTATAGTCTGAAAATTCTGGTTGATTTTGTAAAAATGTTTTTAAGTTTGCTTTGACGTTATCAAAATCAAAATCTGATACTACGAGTTTATTACTTGCCATTATCTTAATCTTTCTAAAAATGTTTCTATTGTTACCGGCTCTGTTGTACCTATAACATAAAACATTATTGTTAAGTGATAACTATTTCTATCAAGGTCTGGTCTAGCTAAAATTTGTACTAATTTAATTCTAGGCTCAAAATTATCAAGAACTTCGTTAACCTTTCTTTGTAAATTAAGCGCTGTAAGAGGTGTCATTGGTTCAAATAACATACTTCTAACATCACTGCCAATTTCTGGATGAAAAGGTCTCTCAAAGTGAGAAGTTTGTATTAAATTTCTAACACTTCGTTTAACAGCCTCTACATCGGTCAATTTGTTTACATCATTAGTAACAGGATTACGACCAAAATTCAAATCCAAGTCTTTATAGATTCTATTTGCTCTTTTGCTATTGTTTGTATTGCTACTATCAAAGTTTGGCATGCTTATATTTATACGACAATTGGTAATTAACCGCTAAAAACATTTGATGATCCTGCAGTCATAGCTCCTGCGTCTGTACTATCGCCAATTCTTGCTACTGCTAAGCTATGTACTCTAACAGTTGAAGAGCCAACGTTAACAACTTTAACATGATTCGGGCAAGGAGGTATTGGAGGCGCTGGGTGAGGTACAGTTGGATCGGTAACTCTAGCAATTAGAATACTATTTGCTCTACAAGTACCTTGTCCTGGTGTATCAAGTATAGTTGAACCTACACAAGCATGTCCTGTACTTAAAGCGTCGCCTTTTCTACTAACTGCTGGCATTATCTTCCTATTTTGTCTTTTCTACCTAATGGTAATATTTGCCATTTGGTCATTTCCAGACCTTTTTTACTTACCCATTCAACGTATACCATTTTTTGTTTAACTTGATTTTGAAAAGATTTAACTGCTTTCTTAAATGAAGTTGATTCTATTATTTTTTCGCCTTTTTCATCATCTATAAATTTAAATTCTCGCATTTTACTCATCATTTTCCTCTATTTCTATATTTTCTTCAATTCTATTATATTGACAAACGACAATTTCGTAAATTCTGCCATTTTCGTCTATTTCCGTTCTTTTTAGAACATCTTCGTGAGATTTATTTCCACAATTCATACAATAAATCATAATATTATTTAGGTTTAAAAATTACAGCGAATATGAGTATAAAGATCATTTCCGGATAAATTTTTTGCATATTTTTTTACTGATTCTGTATCAAAATCAAAAAATCTGCAATTTTCAACATTTTTTGAGCAAGAAACTAGAACAAAAAGCGAACAGGCTAAAAAAAGCGCCATTTTACGTATATTTTTTGTATTTTTGAGCATTTTTTTGTTGACTTTTCTATATTTATCTGGTATAGTGGACCAATAAATGAAAATAATAAAGGAAAACACTATGAATACTTTTTTTAGTATTACAACTATACTTTCTGCTATAATGGCAGTTGGTTTCATTGAAGATTGTGGTGGTCATTGTTTAGGAAACGATAACTGGCCAATGTTCTTTGTAATGTTTGGAATTATGTTAATTTCAGGCATATTAACATTATACACTATGGAGGGAAATAATGACAATTGTTAATTTAAAAGCAACTTCTTTAGATGAAGGAGTTAAAAATATGATGAATGGTGCCAAGGCAGATTATGTTTCTTGGACTACCGACAAAAATGGTAACGTTTCTGACTACTCAAAAGAAGAAATCGCAAATTGGGATAATAAAACAACAGTAAAAAAAGGTCAAAAGTACATTAAGATCGTACATGACAGAGGTGTTTTTGCATTTATCGTAATAAATGATTTTAAACACTTTAAAAAAGGCGATATATTAAAAGCGGCTGGTTATAATGCACCTGCTTTAAATTCTCCTAGAGGAAATGTACTAAATGGCAATTACCATATCAAATGGACTGGTCCTTTGTATATGGATTCACAAAGAAGATTAAGAGGATAATATGAATAGACGTGATAGAGTTTTTAGAAATATAGTAAACCCATTATTACTTAAACATATGTTAGACCCATTTAAATATCAAGGGTCTTGTATAGCTGCTGGTATACCAATTAAGTATTTAAAATACTTTAAAGAAATTACTAGAGCTAAAAACGCCAAGAAAGTTAGATATAGATATAGAGGTTGTTCAAAACCAAATTACAAAAGACCTCAATCTTTTTGTCATATTTTTGGTGCTGATACATTTAGTTTATATTATAGAAATCCAAACAATAACTATTTTAGATATAATTAACTATCTATAATACGTTTTCTTAAATCGGTGGTGGAGAACCTATGTTCTCTTTTATTGTAAACAATCTTTATGTGTTTCTTAACACATATCTCTTTACCAGTAAAATTCTTACCTTGATATTCTTCACCTATAATTCTAACTGATATATTATACATTTGGAATATATCTTCTAAATCTTTTTCTGTTTCGTATGGTATAACTTCATCTACATATTTTATAGCATTAAGTTGTATACTTCTCTCTACCAATGTTTGTATTGGTTTTTTCTTTTCTTTTGGTCTATCTATAGTTGGATCAGTTTGTAATCCAACAATCAAGTAATCGCATTCTTCTTTAGCGTCTTTTAACATCTGTACATGACCAGCATGTAACAAATCAAAAGCACTACACGTAAATCCTACTTTCATATTTTATCCTTTTCTTGCACTCTTTGACTATTAAATCCGTACAACTTTATATAGTTTGCAAGCCATTCATGTCCTTTTTTATTTGGGTGTGTATTAGCTTTACTAATAACATAATCATAATTAACTAAATCTTTTGGAGCTATTTTATATAATGTTCTTCCATCGTCCTCCACATTTAATAACTTCATATCTGTATCTTTGTCGTGTACTCTTTCCTCGGATACGGAGTTCTTCTGCCGTTCTTCATAAGTACTATTAGCAGGATTAAAGGTAGAATTAGGTATATTATTGGCTAATCTATTTTCCACTCCCCAATTTTTATGTATTTGTACATCACCAAGAACAAAACCACCACATTCGTCAATGATAGGCCAACCAATAAAGTTTTTCATTTTATGGAAGTATGGTGATGTTTTAATTACATCACAACAACTATTATATATCTTTCTAAATGGTATACCATTATCTTTATATTCTACTTCATATAGATGATCTATAAATAAAGAAATCATTTGAAAATGTCTATATGGTATTCTATTATTTTCCATTAATGTTTGAAAGGCATACATGTATCTTAATGAATCTAATATCCAAAAATGTACATGACCGTATAAATTAGGTTTACTATCATCCCAATTTAAAGAAATTTTTTGCCAATTTGCTCTTTGACTTTTTGACCAGGCTGCAATACATAAACCAATTTCTTTTGGATCATGTGACACCACGTAATCTTGTATTGTTGAGAATATTCCTTGTTGACCAAAACCACACTTTGCTAAACAAACTAATTCCATATCTAATTTTTTTGCTAGTAGTTGTGCCCAATTAGGAAAATTCTTTATAGTAATTATATCACCATCATACCTTTGCCCTGGTACAACACCTTTTGGTGAATTTATTAAATTAACATATTCAATATCTGACCAACTACAACCACCAATTACTAATTTCTTTTTCATTTTACCTTTTACTATCCAACTGATCCTTCCATACTAACTTCTAATAGTTTATGTGCCTCTACTGCAAATTCCATAGGTAGTTTTTGAAATACATCTTTGCAAAAACCTGATATAAGCAAGTTTCTAGCGTCTTCATCTTTTAGTCCACGTTGTCTTACATAAAATAGTTGTTCTTCATCTAGTTTAGATGTAGTTGCTTCGTGATTACAATGGCTTGTTGAATTTTTATTTTCAATATATGGTACTGTATGAGCAGAACAATGGCTACCTAGTATTAATGAATCGCATTGTGTAAAGTTTTTTGAACTACTTGCATTTTTCAAAATCTTTACTAAACCTCTGTACGTATTTGATGAATGTCCTGCAGATATTCCTTTTGATATAATTATACTTTTAGTATTTTTACCCATGTGAATCATTTTAGTACCTGTGTCAGCCTGTTGTTTTCCATTTGTTAATGCAACTGAATAAAATTCTCCTACTGAATTATCACCCATTAATAAACAAGATGGATACTTCCAAGTTATAGCAGAACCAGTTTCAAATTGTGTCCAAGAGATTTTTGAATTACGTCCTTTGCACTTGCCACGTTTAGTAACAAAATTGTATATACCGCCTTTACCTGTAATAGGATCTCCTGGGTACCAGTTTTGTATTGTTGAATATTTTATTTCTGCGTCATCTAGTGCTACAAGTTCTACGTTAGCAGCGTGTAGTTGATTCTCATCCCTCATTGGTGCTGTACAACCTTCAAGGTAACTTACATAACTGCCTTTGTCTGCTATAATTAAAGTTCTTTCAAACTGTCCTGTGTTAGCCGCATTGATTCTAAAATATGTACTTAACTCCATTGGACATCTTATTCCTGGTGGCACATATACAAATGAACCATCTGTAAATACAGCAGAATTTAAAGCGGCAAATGAATGATCACTTATAGGTATAACTGATCCTAAATATTTTTTTACAAGATCAGGATGTTCTTGTACTGCGTCTGAAAATGAACAAAATATAATTCCTTTTTTTGATAATTCTTCTTTAAATGTAGTAGCAACGGATACAGAATCAAATACAGCGTCAACGGCCACTCCTGCTAGTTTGGCTCTTTCAGTTAATGGTATTCCTAATCTTTCAAAATCTTTTTTAATTTCTGGATCAACATCATCATATGATTTAGGACCTACTTTTGGTGCTGAGTAGTATGATATTGCTTGATAGTCTATAGGCTTAATATTAAGATTTGCCCAATCGGGTTGTTTTAAAATTTTCCATCTACGGTATGCTTTTAATCTAAATTCAAGTAACCATTTAGGTTCTTTTTTAATTTTTGAAATTTGTTTTATTGTGTTTTCGTTAAGGCCTGGTGGTAATGTTACTGATTCAACGTTTGTTGTAAACCCAGCATCATATTTTTTGTTAATTTTTTCTTGTAGTATGTTATCCATTTCTAATCCTTTATCATCTTACGAAATGGAATCATTGTTGAAGGATTAAAGTTATGTCGTTTATAAAATGTTTGTGCTTGTACATTTGTTTTATCTGTAAGTAAAGTAATTCGTTTACATCCTTTTTTAGTTCCATATTCTATAGCATAATCTAATAACTTTGAACCAACACCTGAATCTCTATAATCAGGAGACACAATCATATCTTCAAGTATAGCAACTCGTTCACCTAATGCTGTTGATACTGTATATAAAAGTAAAACCATTCCAATTATATCTTCATCTTTTTTTGCAACAAAAATATTACCAATATTGTTATTGTTGAGTATCATTTCTAAACCACGACTTTGTGTTTTATAATTAGGTTTAAACTCAACTTCTTTTTCAAATAGATAGTTAAGAAGAATACATAACTCTGGAATATCTTTAGTGGTTGCTATCTGTATCATTTTCAACTTTTTCATCAATATCTTTTTTCTTTTTCTTCCAAGGTTTAAGGTCTAACAAGACATAAAATATAACTCCACCACATAGACAGATAAACAAAAAACCTAATATTACTTTTAATATTGTTATCATTTTTTAAACATTTCATCTAATCTACTATAGAAACTTTCTTTACTAGAATAGCCTACTAATCTTGCAACTTCTTTTCTACCATTCCATATAATAAAAGTTGGTGTTCCTCTAATACCTTTAATTCTATTTTCGTTCATTGCCATTATAAACCAAAAAGGTTCTTCATTATGTTCTATAATAGTAAGTGGTAATTCTTTATTTTTAGAACCATATGAATAGCTAAAGTCTTCGGCGACTTGTTTAATAAATGCTTGACAAATATGACAATGCTTGTTTGAATACATTAACAAGTCTAATGCTTGTATTGTTGTAGCATAAAACATTGCTAAAAGAAATATTAATATTTTCATTATTTTTTCTCCACATGTGTTGCTTCACCTTTTTCAGTATCTATCCATTCTACCACTTGTGTATATTTTTTTGACTTAGCACATGTAGTCCTACATGCATTTGGTCCTATATTATTTGATAAGTCTTCTGCAAATTGTTTCCATTGTTTTGATTTTAATATATCTTCTATTTTATTGTTATCATCTATAACACTTGCTTTCAACATATCTTGCATTAATGGGTCGTTCATTGTATTTGGATCGTCAATTCTACAACAAGGTAGTAATACACCTTGATTAGAAACTGCTAAAGCAATTGCGTCTTTAAAACATAAAGGGTCTAACTCAATATCTCCTTTTGCTCTTAATGGTGATTTAGCTCCTAAAGAGTTATTGATTCTTCTAATATCAGCAGACCTATTAATTCCTCCAATTCTTTTTTTAATCATCTCCGTTTTTCCTATCAAAACAACCACCCCTTACACACTCCTCAATGGATTGATGTTCGCTATGGTCATTTAATG